TTAGAGCGCAAGGGTTTGGTACATTTTTTGTACCACAATCAAAGATTGGTGATAAGGAAGACTTGATCAATGCATTCGATTGGGCATCCACATCTAAGCATGTGGATTACATTGGTGTATCTATTCTTGGTGTACCTAATGCATATAGTGTAGAGAAGGGCAATAAGCTTCAGCGTTTTGTTGCTCGTTTTATGTTCATGCAAGAGCTAGAGGATCGTGGCATTCTCTATCGCATTCGAAGAAACAAGAAGAAGATTCACTTCTTGGGTATGGTTGATGGTCCAAACGAAATCAAGTTAATGGAACCATATAGAGATTATATTGACACTTGGGATAGTAGCGCTGCTATTTGGTTGGGGTTAAATGGTGGATCATTTGACTCTAGTCCAACTGGTATCTATGATGGTAAGTATGAGAAGGAGGTCAACTTTGATCTCAAACAAACTGATGTTGTGCTTGACAATTACAGGCTAGCAAAGTATAATATGGATTATATTGATAGCATTGTAACCAAATATTTAAATGATGATCCGGGGTATTGATATGGTTGAAATTAAGACTGCACCTAATGGTGACATTAGTATTGGTACACCTTCTCAAGGTGGTATCAATTATAGATTTAGAGAGGATAAGATCCTCAAAGAAGTGCTTGAGTATGTAAGCAATACCTATCAGCAGCATTATGTTGGTAAGGAAGAGATCCAGACTATTGATGTTTGGGATTCTCTTGGTAGTGTTGATACTACTTCTAGAGATACTGCTATCAAGTACTTGATGAGATATGGTAAGAAAGATGGTCACAATAAGAAAGACTTGCTGAAGGCTATCCATTATATTGTCCTTCTATATCACTTTACGCAGCCACAGGAAGATAAGGTATGATGATTCATATTATGGGTGAGCATGGATCAAAGCTCACAAATGTTCAGCAAGGTGATGTTCAGCCTAATGCTGTCGATCTAAGACTTGGTAAAGTTTTTAGAATTCTATCTAACACTTGTACTCTATCTGAATCCCAGAAGGGACATAGAGGCTCTGTTGAGTTACAACCAGATCAATTAGGCTTCTGGCATCTTGAGCCAGGCACCTATGAAGTTGTAATGGAGAACATTATTGAAGTTGGAGAAGGCGAAGCTGGATGGGTTATTACTCGTTCAACTCTAAACCGTAATGGTGTCTTCTTAACTTCTGGTCTATATGATTCAGGTTATCATGGTGTAATGGCTGGTGCTATGCATGTCCATTGTGGACTTTTTAGTATCCAAAGGGGTACTCGAGTGGGCCAATTTCTTTTATTTAAGGCTGAGAGCTTACATAAATATGATGGTAGTTATGGCTTAAATAAAGAGCATGATAAAAAGTATGGTGTATGATTTGATTGACCATAAGAGTGCAATCTTAGAACAGGAGTTGCCTCTTTTTGATTTCTCTAATCCTCCTGTCGATCCTATGGAGCTTGCCAAGAATCTTCTTGAGACAATGCGACATCATAGGGGCATCGGACTATCAGCTAATCAAGTAGGCCTTCCGTATAGAGTATTCATTATGGAAGGTGAACCTGCGTTTGCGTGTTTCAATCCAAAGATTGTTGATGTATCGGAAGATGTTGTTTCATTGACAGAGGGGTGTCTATCATATCCAGGCGTAGCTGTTCCTGTTAAGAGGTCAGCACACGTCCGCGTCCGTTTCACAGCACCAGACGGAAATACAATGACAAGAAAGTTTACTGGCATAACAGCCAGAGTCTTTCTGCATGAGTATGACCATTTACAGGGAGTTAACTTTCTTCAAAAGATGCACCCAGTACATAAGGAAAAGGCTTTAAGACAATTGAAGAAATATACACGTTATTTGAAAAACCAACAGAGGTAAAATATAATGAATATTAAAATTATTAAGTTAGTAAACGGTGATGAGATCATTTGTGATCTTGAGGAAACAAAGACTAAGCTAAAGGTTAGTAAGCCTTTGCTTCTTGCTTTCCAAGAAAATCGTCTTGTGTTTGTTCCATTTATGCAGTACACAACTGCTATGGATGGATTTGAACTTCTCGCTACTAGCGTATTGTTTGTTACGGATCCGGTTGATTCGTTGATTAATGATTATCAAATGGCAACGAGTCAGATCCTAACGCCACCACAGGCAGCAGGCGGTAAGAAGAGTCTTCTTCGCTCAGTGGAGTAATATAAATGGAAATTAAAATTGAAATTGAAGAGTTGCGAAAGAGATCGCTCTTTGTAGCAACTCCAATGTATGGTGGCCAGTGCCATGGTAACTATACAAGATCCATGTGTGACCTAACTGCACTTTGTGTTAAGTATGGTATCAACATGAAGGTCTACTATTTGTTTAACGAGTCGTTAATTACTCGCGCACGTAACTATTGTGCTGATGAGTTCATGAGAAGCGACTTTACCCATATGATGTTTATCGACTCTGATATTGGATTTGACCCTAATGATGTTATTACATTGTTAGCTCTCCAGTCTGATGAGTCACCATATGACATTATTGGTGGCCCATATCCTAAGAAGTGCATCTCGTGGGAAAAGGTTAAGCAAGCTGTTGATAAGGGTGTTGCTGATGAAAATCCAAACGCTCTCGATCAGTTTGTTGGCGATTATGTTTTTAATCCAGTTATTGCTAAGGATGGTCCAACTCAGATTAAGCTAAGTGAGCCAGCTGAGGTACTAGAGATTGGTACTGGCTTCATGATGATTCGAAAGAATACATTTAAGAAGTTCCAAGAAACATTCCCATACCAGTCTTATAAGCCAGACCACGTTCGTACAGCTCACTTTGATGGTTCAAGAGAGATCTTTGCTTTCTTTGATACACCAATCGACGGTAAGAGAATGTATATGGGTGCCGAGCTAAGGGCATTCCTGGAAGCTAACCCATCAGCAACGCCAGATGATATTGTTAAGTTTGTTGATGATCCAAACAACAATTATATTATGGCATTTGATAAACAAAAGGTGAAAGCAGTTCTTGTCGAAGTTTCTAATTCTATGACCCGTATCGATGCAGAAAAGGAATTCATTAAGGATGCAATTGATGCAGCATCCAAGATTCACGAAATTCCTAAGAAGACATTAAACAAAATGGCAAAGGTATTCCATAAGAATAACTATGCTCAAGAGCTGTCATCCATTGAAGAGTTCACAACAATGTATGAAAATATTATTGGTGAGGTCTCAATGGTTGAACACGAGCGTCGCCATCGAGAATAATGAAAAATAATTTAATTATTTACACACCTAGAACAGGTAGCACATTCTTAGCTGAAATTATAGCTGCTAGTACTGGAACTGTTAATCTTAATGAAACTATTGTTGATAGTTGTATATCAAGATTCAATAGAGAAGAAGTATTAACAAATCCGTACTATGCAGCTTATAGGCCAAGCCTCCAAAGGTTCATTGATAAAGAGTTTTCTGAGGGTGGCTCACGAAGCTTTAGGCCATATGCAATGGCTAAAAAGGCAAGAATAAATCTGCTAAAGCAAACAAAGGGGTGGACGTTGAAAGAGACGTCCTCTCCCTTTTTAACAAACTTTGATTTTGTTAAAGAGTGTTGTGAGTCAAACGACACGAATGTGTACATGGTCTATAGAAGAGACCTTGTCGCTCAGTTTATATCATTTGTCAACATGGCTGGCCGCGGCAAATCAATTTTTGTGCCAGACGACCTTATAGACTACAACCATAAGGTTAATGAAAACACTGTTGCAGCTAAAACACCAATGTTCGTTGACATGATCATATACTGGAAACTTTTGTATGAAAGATTTAAGGACAATGTGATACTTGTTAACTATGAAGATGTAATCAAGAGTAAGGACTTTTCATCTCTTGATATTGATAAAGATGTTGTGGAAAAGTATGATATGAGGGATAATCATGTTATTCCAACACCATTTAATTATGTTGATAGAAGTAATCCAAAATGGCAAGCAGCCATTGATACTGTTGAAAGTATTGGGTGGGTTACGGATACATTATGAGGTTATATTATGAAAATTTCGAGTCAGACCTTACAGGTCCTGAAGAACTTCGCTTCAATCAATCCTAATCTATTGGTGAAGCCGGGAAGCGTACTAAGCACAATCAGCACTAATAAAAATATATTTGCGAAGGCTACGGTTGCTGAGTCATTCCCGGCTTCATTTGCTATCTATGACATGCAACAATTCTTGGGTGTCATTAGTATCTTCGAAGATCCAGACTTTACATTCAATGATAAGTCTGTTACTATTTCGTCTGAAGGTAGATCGGTAGAATACATTTATGCGGCAACCGAAATGGTTGTTGCCCCTTCTGATTCTGTTGCCCAGAAGATTGCCGTTAAGGATCCAGAGATTACATTTGACCTAACTGCACAGGGCCTTAATGAGGTAATTAAGGCTACTGCTATCCTACAACTTGACAAAATCAATGTTGTAAGTGAAGGAGGTACTGTTAACGTTGTTGTTGCTGATCCAAAGAATCCATCTTCTAATAAGTTTTCTCTCAAGGTTAATGGTTCATCTACTGCTGATCTTGCTATGGTCTTTGCAGCTGAGAATTTGAAGTTTATTGCTGGTGACTATAAAGTTAGCATCTCATCTAACGGAATTAGCTCATTCAAGAACGATAAGCTTAATCTTGAATACTTTGTAATGGCAGATGTTAAGTCGAAGAAGGCTTAATCTATGTTACAAGAAGTATTGTGGGTTGAAAAATATCGGCCTCGAACTATAGCTGAATGTATCCTGCCTAAGGATATTAAGAAGACATTCCAAGCATTTATCGATAGTGGGACAATTCCTAACTTACTATTAACTGGTACACAGGGTACTGGTAAGACGACTGCTGCAAGAGCTATGTGTGAGCAGCTTCAGTGTGACTATATCATCATTAACGGTTCTATGAATGGTGGTATTGATACACTTAGAAACGAGATCCAGCAGTTTGCTAGCACGATGTCGTTTAGTGGTGGTAGGAAGATGGTTATCCTAGATGAGGCTGATTATCTTAATGCTCAGTCTACCCAGCCTGCTCTTAGAAACTTTATGGAAGAGTTCTCTAAGAACTGTGGATTCATTCTGACTTGTAACTTCAAGTCTAGAATCATTGAGCCTCTACATTCTAGATGTTCTATTGTGGAGTTTAAGATTCCACCTAAAGAGAAGCCAACACTGGCTGGCGAGTTCTATAAGAGAACTCTCAACATCCTTGCTGAAGAGAACATTAAGTATAATAAGAATGTTGTGGGTGAACTGATTGCTCGTCACTTTCCAGATTGGCGAAGAGTTCTAAATGAGCTTCAGCGCTATAGTGTTGGTGGTGAAATCGATTCTGGTATCCTAGTTAACCTATCTGACGAACACTTTACCCAATTGACGACTATCCTAAAGGATAGAAGGTTCAATGATATGAGAAAGTGGGTAGCTGAATCTAATGATATCGATTCCTCTGTCCTCTTTAGAAAGATATATGATGCATTGAATGCTCTTGTCAAGCCTACATCTATCCCACAAGCAATTCTCATCCTAGCTGAGTATCAATATAAGGCTGCATTTGTGGCAGACCAGGAAATCAACCTTGTAGCCTGCCTAAGTCAGCTCATGGCTGAGGTTGAATACGTATGAATCCGTTCGACTTTTTAAACGCCATCAATTATACCAAGATTGATGTGATATCTACATCAGAAAATCCGGAAAAAGCCGAGAAACTATACAATTCATTTCTGGTTAACCGTGGATTATCGTATTTTGCGGATACTGTGCTGTATTGCAATGAAATGAACCGATATCACGAGTTAGACAAAAAGCTTCAGTTTAATTTTCTTCTAAATAGTATTAGGAAGAACAAAAGGTTCTCCAAATGGCATAAAGCTGAAGTGGATGAAGACATTCAAATTATTTGCGAACACTATAACTGCAGTATTAGAAAGGCAAAAGAAATAGCAACTGTACTATCCGCTGACCAGCTTAAACAATTAAAAGAAAAAATGCGAATAGGTGGGGCGAATAGATGATTACAGTAGATAGTTTTATCGAAGTCACTTTGAAGCAAAACGATGACTTCTTAAAGGTCAAAGAGACCTTAACAAGAATTGGTATTGCATCTGAAAAGAATAGAACTCTTTATCAGTCCTGCCACATTCTCCACAAGAAAGGCAAGTACTATATTGTACACTTCAAGGAGCTGTTTGCCCTTGATGGCCGCCCATCGTCTATAACAGATGACGATCTTGCAAGAAGAAACACAATTGTCAATCTACTTTCCGACTGGGGTCTAGTTAGTCTGGTAGATACTGAGAAAACAAAAGAACCAGTTGCACCAATGAGACTTATTAAGGTGATTCCATTCAAACAGAAGAATGAATGGCAGTTGGTCACAAAATACAACATTGGTAGATCAAAAAAGGGTGACGAAAGTGGCGAAAGCAATCAAAGCGAATAAGATCAAGAAAGCAAAGAAGATAGTAAAGAAGAAGAGAGCAAAGAAGGTGCAGGCTGAGCTTGTTGCTGCCTCTGCTCCACTTGCTGCCGCTTCTGCTGACCCTAAAGGTTGGGAAGACATGGACAAGACATGGATTCCAGACGCTGTTGACATTGATGGAAAGAAGTATGATAATAATACTCCGATAACTTTCTGGCAAGCCGTCAGAGAGATGTTCGGATTTAAATAGGAGAAGACGATGGGTACATTACTTGTATTGTTATTGGTTGCCGTTGCTGGTTACATTGTTTGGAAGCTTTTCCAGGATCCAGACAAGAACGATGACGGTAAGGTCGATGCTCAAGACGTTGTCGCTGCCGCCAAGGAAGTCGCTACTGAAGTGAAGGCCGAAGCTAATAAGGCAGTTGAGAAGGTCAAGAAGGCTCGCAAGCCAAAAGCACCTAAAGCTGGCAACTAAACGAATCTCGTTTGGATGCATGTAGCTAACCTGTAAGAACAGGTTATATTTGTAATAAGAAATGCATCTTATTACAGCAAAACCACGCGGATGTTGTAACTCCTTGATTCTACAGGAGTTGTAACTCCGCGTTTTTATTAGGAATTTTAAGACATTTGTAACTTATTGATTTTAAAGGGTATTAGCAGTTGACCCTAGACGACCGGTAGCGTATACTGCTCGCATTGGTTGGGTGGTCCAGCCGATACCGAACGACGAGTTCGGACATTGTTATGTTATGTTGTGAGGATTTATATTATGGCTTCTATTTCAATTCCTGGTAATG